GACGCTATTACTTTCATACCTTACAAAGAACCAAGTTCCGTACTCTACCAGTTGCTCCAAAATATCGTTGACGAGGGGAGAAGGATTGGCTCCGTTGCAGATATACAAGTCGGAGACATCAACGCCCAAGCGCCAGTAGGGACAACTCTTGCTCTTATGGAGCGATCAATGAAAGTTATGTCAGGAGTGCAGGCCCGTTTACATGCAGCGCTAAAGAAAGAGTTAAGGTTATTGTCACATATTGTGAAGGATTACATGGGTCCTGAATATGTGTACGAGATGGAGGGAGAGTTTTCGAGAACAAAAGATTTTGATGATAGGGTTGATGTAATACCAGTATCAGATCCAAATGCAGCAACTATGTCTCAGAGAATTATGCAATATCAATCAGCATTGCAGTTATCCCAACAGGCACCGCAATTATATGATATGGGAAAATTGCACAGACAGATGCTTGAAGTTTTGGGTATAGATCAAGCAAAGGATATAATAAAGCTACCTGATGATATCAAACCTTCAGATCCTGTAACAGAAAATATGGCAATGTTAAAACAAGAGCCAGTGAAAGCATTTAAGTATCAGGATCACGAGGCACACATACAAGTACACAGAGCTGCAATAGAAGATCCTAAGCTAAGAGAGATAGTTGGTCAGTCACCATTTGCTGCAGCAATACAGGCCGCAATGACTGCACACATCACAGAGCATGTTGCTTTTCAATATAGAAAAGAAATAGAAGAAAGACTAGGAGTTCCAATGCCTGATGAAGATAAACCTTTACCAGAGGATGTGGAAGAGGAGCTTTCTAGGATTACAGCAGAGGCTGCTGGTAAACTGCTCACTAAGAATACACAAGAAGCACAACAGATGGAGCAGCAAAAACTAGAGAAAGATCCTTTAACTCAAATACAAAGAAAAGAGTTAGAGATAAAAGAAAAAGAATTACAGCATAAAATAGATCTTGATAACGCCAAGTTAGAGCTTGAGAAGATGAAAGCTGACAATAACGAGGATATTCAGATGGAAAGAATTAAATCTGAAAACAAAAGAGAAGGTGCAAGACTTGCTGTGGAAGTAGCCAAAGAAAGAAACAAGGCTACGAAAGATGGCACAAAACTAGCTATTGAACTTAATGAAAGTTTAAAAGATGGCTAGAAATGAAACAATATATTCACCAATAATAAAAAAAGTTCAAGAGGAAATGGATGCTATCTCTGACTATATTTCATCCGGCAGACCTAAAAATTTCGAAGAATATCAAAGACTTGTCGGAAAAATGGAAGGATTGTCCATTGCTAGAGAACTGCTACAGGACACAGAAAAGAAATTTATTGACGATTAGGGGGTTACAAATTGTCAATAGGTGTGTATATTTAAACTAGACTAGTGAAACTAGTAACGGGAATAAACCCGCATGGTAACGATAAGCCATAGAATTATCGCATAAGGAATCAGAGATGTACTCTGCACAAAAAGTAGATTATGAGGAAGAGTTAAAATTAAAACTTCCCCAGCCACAGGGCTATAAATTACTCATAGCCATCCCAAAGGTTGAAGAAAAAACTGGATCTGGTGTATATATGCCGGACTCATTAACAAAAATGGAACAAACAGCTTCCATCGTAGGTCTTGTTGTAGAGATGGGGCCAGATGCATATTTAGATAAATCAAAGTTTCCAAATGGGGCATATTGCAAAAAAGGTGATTTTGTAATATTTCGTTCTTATTCTGGAACAAGGTTTAAGGTTAAAAGTGAAGAGTTTCGTTTAATTAATGATGACACTGTTGAAGCAGTTGTTGATGACCCAAGAGGATTTATAAGAGTATGAGTGATAATACAGCAGAAAAACAGCAAGAAGAATTAGATCTAGAGGTAGAAATAATTGATGATGTTCCTGAAGAAGATAAAAACAAAGTCAGGAATGAAGATGCGCCAAAGGATAATATTCCTGATGACGAAGAAATAAAACAATATAGCAAAGATGTTCAAAAAAGACTTAACAAGATTAAGTACGAATATCATGAAGAGAGAAGACTAAAAGAAGCCGCTGAAAGAGAAAAAGAAGAAGCGGTTAATAATCTTCAAAAACTATTAGATGAGAATAAAAAATTAAGAAAAACACTAGATGATGGTGAAGGTGTTTTAGTTGAGCAAGCCAAGAAAAGAGTTGGTGCAGAGATGGACTCGGCTAAAAAAGAATACAAAGAAGCGTATGAGTCAGGAGACCCTGACAAAATACTAGAAGCTCAAGAAAAATTAAGTAGAGCGCAAAACGAACAATTTAAAGTAGAGTCTTATAAGCCTCAGGTCAGAACACAAGATGTTTCTGACGCTCCTAAAGAGACCGCTCAACCAAAGGCCAAAGAAAAGTATGAGCCAACAGCGGCTGATAAAAAATGGTTAGAGCAAAACTCAGAGTGGTTTAATAAAGACGGCTATGAAGATATGACAGGATATGTTTATGGTATTCATTCTAAATTGGTAAAAGCAAAGATAAATCCAATATTAGAGCCAGATGAATATTATAGAAGAGTTGATGAGGGAATGAGAAAACATTTCCCAGAATACTTTAACAAGCAGGATGTTGAGACAGAAGAGGTAGACGCACCTCAGCGACCTGCTGGTACAGTGGTTGCCCCGGTTAATCGAAGTGCAAAAAAACCACGCAAAGTGCAGTTGACCTCTACCCAAATCTCTCTCGCAAATAGACTTGGGCTTACCCCTGAACAATATGCGCAACAATTATTGAAGGAATCAACAAATGGATGAGAACGTATTTGATAGAGAATCTAGAGAAACTACAACTAGAGAATCTGAAAAAAGGAAAGTTACTTGGTCAAGACCATCAGCTTTACCAGACCCTGCACCCCAAGAAGGTGTTGAATATCGTTGGATAAGAACATCTGCTCTCGGTCAATCAGATATGACAAATGTTTCATCTAAGTTTCGTGAAGGATGGGAGCCAGTAAAATTGGAAGATCATCCAGAGCTAAAGATACTACCAGACGTAGATTCTAAATTCAAAGGTAATGTAGAGGTTGGAGGCTTGCTACTTTGCAAAAACTCCAAAGAAAACATGGACGCTAGAAGAGACTTTCAGAGACAGCAGTCAAATTCACAAATGCAAGCTGTTGATAATAGTTTCATGAAGGAGTCCGACCCCCGTATGCCAGTTCTTAAACCAGAGAAAAGCACACGCACTTCGTAAAACAATAATAAAATTAACCGAAGAGGTACTAAAATGAGCAGCATAGCAGCACCATTTGGATTAAACCCAATCGGTAGATTCGACACAGGTTCATTAGAGGTGTTTAGACAATACCCTATTAAATCTGGCGAAAGTACAGCCATAGTCAAAGGCGATATCGTACAGTTAGTTAATGCCAGTAATGCAACAACTATTGCAAAAATGACAGGAACTATGGACGGTTCAGCAACTGACTTATGTGGTATTTTCATGGGTTGCCGATTTACAGATCCAAATACTAAGCAGTTGACTTTCAGTCAGCACTTTCCAGCAAGCACCGTAGCATCTGATGCAATGGCGTATGTTGTAGATGATCCAAACGTATTATTTACAATTCAAGCTGATGGATCTTTTTCTAATGAAAGAGACATCTATGGCAAGAACGCACCAGTTGTACAGGGAACTGCAAATACAGACTTAGGTATATCAAGAGTGTCATTAGACGCATCTGAAATATCTACAAATGCAGGTGACGGTATTAAAATAATAGACTATCTAGGCGGTGACTTAGGTGATGAAAAAGGAAGTAACTTTCCAATATTGGTTTGTAAATTCAATTATCATCAGCTTACATCAACTAGTGGCGCAGCTTAAGGAGGTTGTAATATGGCTATTTCAAGAGCGCAACTCCTTAAGGAGTTATTACCGGGTCTAAACGCATTGTTTGGATTAGAGTATGAAAAGTATGAAGACGAGCATACTGAGATATATGAGATAGAAAACTCAGAGCGTAGCTTTGAAGAAGAAGTTAAGCTATCTGGTTTTGGGGCAGCCCCAGTAAAGCCAGAGGGTTCTGCTATTTCTTATGATTCAGCGCAGGAGTCTTTTACTTCAAGATATAACCACGAAACTGTGGCTATGGGCTTTTCAATAACAGAAGAGGCAATGGAAGATAATCTTTATGATTCATTGTCTGCTCGTTATACAAAAGCATTAGCAAGAGCAATGGCTTATACAAAGCAGACTAAAGCTGCTTCATTGCTTAACACAGGCTTTGATACTTTTCAAAGTGGCGATGGTGTAACATTGTTTAACACAGCACACCCTACAGTTGCTGGTGGCACTAACAAGAATAGACTTACAACAAATGCTGATTTGAACGAAACATCTCTTGAGCAGATGGTAATTGATATTGCAGCTTTCGTAGACGAAAGAGGCTTGTTAATTGCAGCAAGACCAAGAAAGTTAATCGTTCCACCAGCGTTAATGTTTGTAGCTACAAGGATATTGCAATCAGAGCTAAGAACAGGAACTGCTGACAATGATACAAATGCATTAAGAAATAATGGTTCAATCCCAGAGGGATTCTCTGTGAATCACTATTTAACTGACACTGATGCATTTTTCTTAACAACTGACGTTCCTAACGGAATGAAAATGTTTGTAAGAACACCAATGTCAACATCAATGGATGGTGATTTCAACACAGGTAATGTTAGATACAAAGCCCGTGAGAGATACTCCTTTGGTGTGTCAGATCCTCTCGGAATGTTTGGAACACCGGGAGCCTAAACCCCTAAAAGGGAGCTGTTCCTTTCCGGCTCCCTTTCTTTTAACCCTTGACTGCATTAGCAGACATTTGCCACGACAAGGAGATTATACATGGCTAATACAACTTTCTCAGGTCCAGTCCGTTCTGAGGGTGGCTTTACCACTATAAGCAAGAACGCTACAACTGGAACAATCACAACTCAATCAAGTATTAATTCTAGTGGATTTGCATCTTTAGATGCTAATAAACTTACTACAGAAGCAGGAGCTGGTATTACAGGTGGTACTGGAACTATTTACAGAAGCTCTGTAATAAGAGAAGGTGGAATTATTACAACAAGAATATTAATTGACTTAACTGGATTAAGATCAACAGCATCTGGTGATATCATTGGTATTGATGGCACATCTGAAGTTTGTCACATAGGGCAGATTACAGCAGCAGAAAACGGAACAATCATTGCTGGTAGCATGGAATGTTTTGAAGCCCCTGCAGGTGGTGACCCTGACATCAACGTACACTCTGCTACAGAAGGCACTGGTGTAGAAGATGGCGCTATCTCAAGTCTAACAGAAACGCTTCTTGTAAACGCTGGAGATGCTACACTAGGTAGTAAGGTGTATTTTACTAGTTTGCCTGCTGCAGATGAATTTCTGTATTTAACATTAGGTGCAACTACAGATGCAGACTATACTGCTGGTAAGCTATTAATTGAATTAATAGGCTACGAGGCTTAATTACAGGAGACTTAAATGGCAGGTCGATCAGACGTAAAAGCCTTTAACTTTAACCAAGGTGACAGCGCTGCTGTTGTTGGTCCAGATAGAACAA